ACACTTGACAAACCCTAAAAAATAGTTTATAGTTATATAATGAACAGTATGCATTTATTGCCTGTGTATTATTCGACTACGAATACACGCAAGCGCAAACAGAAAAAGAAGTCGGCCTCTGTCCTAGAGGCAGAGCGTCAACACGACAAGTTTCTCAAGAAGATGGGTATAGGCACTCGTAGCTCAGTTGGATTAGAGCAACGGCCTTCTAAGCCGTGGGTCGCAGGTTCGAGTCCTGTCGAGTGCGCCAAATCACAGACCTGTAGTTCAGTCTGGTTAGAACGGAGCGCTCATAACGCTTATGTCGCAGGTTCGAATCCTGCCGGGTCTACCAATAATGTTCTGTATGATTCTTCTATGGCAAAGAAACCAGAGAAGATTTATACTGGTATTGAGATTATAGGTATTGCACAGATGCATAAATCCAATGCAGTGCCAGTTCGGGGTAAGAAACAGGCAGAAGAGATTGCAAAGATGAGGCGAGGATGACCGAAGATCGCATTAAAGAACTTGAAATAGAGAATGAAAAACTCAAGAACATTCTCCGTAAAGTATTTCCAGAAAAGTCGGGACACTTCTTCATTTGTGGAGAAGCTGGTGAGAAGGATAGTTCTGGATTGCCAGATAAGATTTTTGTTTGTCCCACATACGGGCTTGATGGTTTTCAAGTATATAAAAAGGATGGCGACTATCGTGCGCCAGGATGGTAAGAGAAATGAATAATAAAGATTATGTTGTTGTTACTACTATTTCATCGCACCGTATGCGTTATGTAATGCATCGTGATGATCTCCAGAAACTAAATCCATTAGACCGAGTTAATGCTATTGAGTGGGCTAACGATACAGTTAATGCTGATGAATGTAAAGAGTTCTCCCAAGAGCATATGGGGGAATATATCGTGGATACTGTTGAGATGAGCGAAGATGATATGCTTGAACTTTTTGATAAGGACAATGATTATCTTAGTGAATGGACAAAGGATCAAAAACTTGAGTTGGTGAGGAAAAGTATTGCTTCAGAAGATGGGGTTGAATAACAATGGTTGATGATTCTTATGATCTCAGTGATGAGATGAAAGATTTGACTAATAATCAGAAACTTGCTGTAGTGCAGTGGGCAATGAAGCATATTGTTGAACATGCCAGAGATGGTGGATCATATCGTCATCTTGTCTATGGGCGGCTGGGATTTGGACCTGAAGCATATGCCGCCCTTTGCAATGACGGGCTCACTATTTCAAATGAATTTGATCTTGAACTGAAAGATTTGATTCTAAACGCACTCAAAGAAGATGATTCAATCAAGATCAAGAGAGTATTAGGATTATGCGACGAATTTGATTGTTTCGAATATGTTTCATGTGGCTGGCAAGCCATTGATCGTTATAGGGTCACTTGTTCTGAACATTATAATGAAAAATAAAAGAGAAAGAAACAAATGACAATTAGTTACAGCACTAACTGGATGGGCCCCATCGCTCTCAGCTGGTATAGGGAACGTGATTTATTGATGCCCCCTGTAACACGCTGGAGTGATTTTCTCAAAGAAGAAGTTACCACTGAAGAAATCAAGCATAACTACATGGCCGGCCGTATTGACGTTCATGGAACTGAATTACCATATGGTGATGAGATTGGATTGCCCTTAATGTCCGCCGCAGATTGGAATAGATTTTCAGTGTGGTTGGATGATTATGAAACTAAAACGATGGAAACCCTTGACAAAATCCTAGAATCATATTATAATGATGGCAACAGTGAAATTGAATGGTGGAAAGATAATGTTAGCATCTGAATACAAGAAAGAAGTCAACCGTCTTGAGGCTGAGTTGAAAGTTATGTCGGACTATGCAGACAAACTAGCAGATGGGTTACCAGAGGGTATGTTGCCTAAAGATATTGAGATTCTGAGGGCAACAAACGCCGAACTGATGCAGTTTTATGAGAGCGTGAAGAAGGCTTCTGATTATTGCGTTACACGATCAGAGTTAGAAAACTCTATTGACATAGCCATTGCGGAGTACGAGAAATGACTTGGCAACCGATTGATACTGCGCCGAAGGATGGGACTGAGATATTGACAATAAACATAAGGCATGAGGCGTTCCCCTGTGAAGTTGTTTGGTGGGAGTCTGGAGGATGGACGGAGGGGACACAATCTATCAAATCCACACACTGGATGCCATTACCGGCCCCCCCGACATGAGTACAGTGAAGGATGAACTTAAAGATGCCGGTGGTAAAGTAGATCGTTGGGAATAATAATGAAAAAGGTGCTTGACAAACTCTGTTTAATGGTGTATACTAACGTATAAACTAAGAAGATATGGGAGAAATTGAAAAATGAGTAATTATAATCCAGATAATTGGGTTGTTGTTAAAATGAGTGGAGATGATCCCCATTACCGAGTCCTTGCAGGATGGAGTGGTGGATATCTTGATGGCGATAGTTGGCGTATGAACTCTGGTATTACAAGTGTTGAAGATGCTGGTGACCAGTATAACTTTTATGGGTCGTCTGGTAGTTGTTATAGTTGTGATAAAGAAAGTTATACACTTCGTATGAACAATGCTGGTGCCTGGGCTAAACTACAAGAATTACACGGTGATAAGGTTGAGCTTATGGATGAAGACACTAATTGGATGAATACTGACTGGATTATTAAGTAATTTTATGATGAATGCTGAGATTTTCGATGAAACCTTTAAGCTTGCACAAGCAGTAGAACCTGTTCGTGGTGCAAGGATTGCAGCTGTAGTGGTTCGCAGGGGTAAGGTTATATCCTATGGATTTAATCATAAGAAGTCGCATCCCTTTCAGGCTAAGTTCTGTAAGAACAACCATGCGGTATTCTTTCATGCAGAGGTCCATGCAATCAAGAACGCACTAACATCTGTTGATGTGGATGACCTATCTAAGTGCGAACTATATATTGTAAGGGCAAAGAGGAACAAGACTAACAGAAAATGGATTACTGGTTTGTCAAAGCCATGTAGTGGATGCCAAAGGTGCATTGACTTATTTGACCTAAAGAGTGTATACTATTCACAAGAAGGAGAATCGGTGTGAGAATCGAAGTGCGTAATAATAATGTTGATAAGGCGATGAGAATTCTAAAGAAGAAGCTCACCGAAGATGGGTTCTTTAATGAACTACGAGAACGAGAATCCTATATGAGTCGGGGTGAGAAACGCCGACATGAACGTGCTTCTGCTAAACGTAGGCAGAAGCGTAACCTTGAAAAACGAATGGAAGAACAGGGATACTAATCCAATGGCACGAAAGAAAATCACTGTTACCACAGACAATAGTGAGTGGAAAGCACCTAAGAAACGCAAATCCCGCAAACCTATGACTGAGGAACAAAAGGAAGCAGCATCAGAACGTCTTGTAAAGGCACGGGCAGCAAAATTAGAAAAAAACCCTGATTATGGTCAGACTAACATTCATGAAAGTCTTCGGAAGCTTCCTGACGATCACCAATTAAGTCCTGCTAAAGTTAAACATTGGATTAAAGTTCAACAGGACTATGCAAAGTCTGAACGTGCTGCTGTTCGACAGAATGTAAAAGGTTCAATAGCAAAACTTTCTGACCATGAAGCGTATGTTCGTAATATGCAGGCATATCTTCGCACAGGAACATGGGTTGACATGTTCTATGGTGAACAACAACAGGGTAAGATTCGCAACAGGTGTGTTGCGCTTGCTTACTACTGGTATGGCCCACGCAAGGGTCAACCAAAAAGAGACGTAGGAACATTGTATCCTGATTTGGGATTGGTGTGGACACAAGAAATGCATGAAGAGGCTACTGGATATGAGCGACCAAAAGACGATACCGCCGGACAACGTAGTAAAGGGCCCGTGGTCCGAAAAGGGCGGAAGAAAAGTAAAGCTTCCTGATAAGGATATTATCCTACATCATGAAAATCTTCAATTTGCTGAAGAGCTTACTCAAAGTTTGATGGTACAAATGATTCATACTATGAGTGAGAATGGTATTGCTGTTGGTGAGAAAGATTTCATTCGTGATATGGCAATGATCATTGAACTGGTTATGGGTTCCCTTTATAGAGATATGGAAATGGTCCATCCAACACATAAGTTTATGGAACAGTTTGTTGATATTATGGAATCTGGCGACACGTTTGAAACAGAAGTTGACTTTAATACTATTGTTGAACTTGCAAATTTGATAGAGGAAGATGATGAAGATGACCCAGAAGTTTCATGAACCATTTAGCCCAACAATCCTAGAGACAACAGTTTCAGACAGGTTTGTTGATATTGTTAACGCTGTAGCTGATGATGTTCTCTCTAGTGATGAAAAGAGTAAGAAGTGGGATTGGTCACACAAGCTCGTTGGCAAAGTGAATAAGGAAATTCTAATTCCTGTCACTGATCCAGATGATAAAAAGTTTTTGTTTGAAACTGTGAAACAGGGCTGCCTTGATTATCTAAATTACCATATTGATAAAAAAAGAAACAATCCTTGGACTCGAATGGGTAATGATAGAATCCCCACATTGAATAGTATTCACCTAACTCATAGTTGGGTAGTTAGTCAATATGCTGGTGACTTCAATCCATTGCACCACCATAACGGAGACTTCTCTGGTGGCATCTATCTCAAGGTGCCAGAGGGAATGAATGATGAGTGGGAAAAGGATTTCCAAGACCACTATCCTGCAAAGGGATTGATTGAATATTCATTTGGTGAACAACAATCATTTAGATGTGACAATTTAAAATTCAAACCAGAAGTGGGAAAGTTTCTAGTGTTCCCCTCTTGGTTAAAGCATCTTGTGTATCCATATTCGGTAGAAGGTGAACGGCGTATGATGAGCTTCAATGCAACTGTTATAAATAAGTAGAACGAAAGAATAATTATGGCTATTTTAGTTGATATGAACCAAATTTCAGTTGCATCCGTAATGATGCATCTGCACATGACAAAACAGACCGCACCTGATGAGGATATGGTTCGCCATATGATCCTCAATTCCCTACGCATGTATCGCATGAAATTTTGCGATGAGTATGGTGAGTTGGTGCTGTGTTATGACTCCAAGCACTATTGGCGGCGAGACTATTACCCTGAGTATAAGCACAATCGCAAGAAGGGGAGACAATCTTCCTCTAACGATTGGGATGCCATCTTTAAGGTGTTGATCGCAATCAAATCAGAAATTAAAGAGTTCTTCCCATACAAATTTCTAGAGGTTTATGGCGCAGAGGCAGATGATATCATTGCTGCTCTTGCTGGTGAGTTAGAGTTTGACAACGGTAAGACGTTGATTTTGTCTGGTGACAAGGATTTCATTCAGTTGCAGAAGTTCCGTAACGTGACACAGTACAGCCCGATCACCAAGAAATTTGTGAACGGTATTGACCCAGATGTATATTTGAGTGAGCATGTCCTAAAAGGTGACAGCAGCGACGGTGTTCCTAATGTGTTATCGCCGGATAATACCTTTGTAGATGGCATCCGACAGAAACCCCTAGGTAAGAAGAAGATTGCTGCGATGATCGATGGGGATTTTCCAAATGATGAAGTTAAACGTAATTACCAAAGGAACAAGAAGTTGATTGATTTGAAAGAATCACCACCAGAGTTATTTACTGAGATATTGAAAGAGTACCAAGAGGCACCAGAAGGTGACCGAAGCAAATTACTAAATTATTTTACACAAAAGAGGTTACGCAACCTCGTTGAATCGATAGGAGAGTTTTGATGGCAATCGACACATATACACGCAGTTTTGCAGAGATTTTGACGCAAGTTTCTAAGACCAAAAGCAAGAAGGAAAAGGTTACTTTTCTGAGGCAGTACCAGACCGATGCACTTCGCATGATCTGCAAGTCATCCTTTGACCCCAAGATTGAATGGGAACTTCCAGAGGGTGATGTACCATACAGGGTGAACGATGCACCAGAGGGGACAGAACATACCCTGCTGCAGCAAGAGGTCCGTCGGCTATATCATTTCATCAAGGGTGGTAATCCTGCTCTAAATCAGAACAAACGTGAAATGATGTTTGTCCAGATGCTTGAGGGTCTTCATGCAGATGAGGCAGAACTATTAATCGCTGCAAAGGATAAGACCCTGCACCGTAAGTACAAGGGGCTATCTGATAACGTGGTCAAGGAAGCATTTGATTGGGATGACGATTACAGACGAATCGAACATGCCGTCTATCCTCAGTCTAAAGGACTAGCTGCAGGGTAACTTTTTTGAGTTTCCTTTAAAATCAATGACTTAGCATGTACGATTTTTCTTGACAAACCCTTCTGGGTATGGTATGATTAGGTATAATCGAGAGATAAGGTTTTCATGAATTACATTAATGTCATAGGTTCCACGAAGAAGAAACGGGCTCTCGCTGAGAGCGCAGTTACCTTCTGCATCAGTGAATTGATGCCTTGTATGCGAACCCTTGAGATTGAGCTCAACCTCACAGTTCTTGATAATAAAGATAATGCGGGTGAGTGTTACGAAGGTGAAAACAATCGTGACTTCTACATTGACATTGATAAGAACCTTGATGGCGAATATCTTGTTGAGACTGTGTGCCATGAGATGGTCCATGTCTGGCAGGGTGCCACACGCAAGATGAAAGACCTTGATGGATTTCGTAAGATGTACATGGGTAAGGTCTATGATGACACGACTGCCTACGATGATGAACCTTGGGAGATTGAGGCATACGGTATGCAGGGTGAACTATTGGAAAACTTTAAAGAGGAATATGTGATATGAGTAAGATGAAAAACTGGATGATGGACATTGAAGAGTTCTGCAACGGATATGATTATGGTGAGGGGGTTTCTGACTTCATTGTCGATGAGATTATTGAGGATGCTGTTATGTACTTTAAGTCTAATGAGGCAGGAAACTATGCCCGCCAGTATATCACTACACAGATGGGTGAAATGTGAACGGCCTTGAAGCAGTAATCCTTGGAATTATGATTGCTGTACCACAACCAAGTGCCCCGACAATTGAACCCAACAGGTCTGCTGAGTGTCTTGCACTCAACATGTATCATGAGGCAAGGGGTCAGGGTATAGCAGGAGAGCTTGCGGTTACTGCTGTTGTATTGAACAGGGTTAATGACAATAGGTTCCCCAATACCATCTGTGAGGTGGTAGAACAGGGGCCTACACGAGCATCATGGCAAAACCCCAAAGTGAGATACCCTATAAAAAATAGGTGCCAATTCAGCTGGTTCTGTGACGGTAAGAGTGATACACCCCGTAATAAGAAGATATATAATAGGATGTATGGTCTTGCAGGAGCAATTCTGGGTAATGAGATTTCCTTCCTAGATATCACTGGTGGTGCAACGCATTACCATGCAGACTATGTGTCACCCGCATGGGCAAAGACTAAAACGAAGACTGTAGAGATACAGGATCATATTTTTTATCGTTGGGAAAAATGAGTCACTTTAGGTTTATTGAAAAGAACATTGACGTAAGTGCTATCCTCGCTGATATTAAGAGTGAGGATTGGGCCGTAGCAGGATCACTACATGGTGCTGCTGGAGATACGAAACCGTATGGATTTCTACCCCTCACTATGGCAGCAGTGAAGAACGCTGACGATGACCCTAAGAAGACTGAACTACAACAGAACACTCCGATGTACTACCGTTATCCTGCCATCAGGAAATGGTTGAAGTCTTATCGACTACACCGACATTCAAGAGCAGCATTCTTTAGACTGCGCCCCGGCGAGACACTAGGTAGGCACATTGATGAAGGTGACTATTACCTAACGAGAGATAGGTATCATCTATCGTTGCAGGGAACATATCTGTACACGGTTGAAGACGAATCACATCAGATCGAACCCGGCACATTTTTCTGGTTTGACAACAAACGTCCACATATGTCATATAACAATGGTGATGTTGATAGGCTGACATTTGTGTGGGACGTTCCCAAGGGTAGGAGAAATCCATGATTGAAGTTTTTGATAATATTCTCGGCACTGATAATTATCATCACCAAATATCTCATATGAAATGGTCATATGAGTATCAGCCAGTAACACCACCACTGGTTAACAAACACTGGTATTCTGACGGAAAACCTTTCATCGATGACCTGTTCAAAGATTTGGTAGGTTCAATCCAATTAGACGGAATTGATTCGGTAAAATCATCTTACCTTCTTGGTCATACTCATGGATTGGAACAATAGGCGCATTATGATTCCTGTGACTTTACCATGATATATTATCCAAAACTGAATTGGCAATCTGATTGGGGTGGTGGGACATTGGTTGGTGACACTCTGGTTTCATATGTTGGTAATAGGTTAATGATTTTCAGCTGTGACCAGATACATCAAGGACAACCAATTTCAAAGTATTGTCAGGAATTGAGGCCCATCGTCGTATTTCAATGTAATGCTAAGAATGCAATGGTAGAGAGGTTATCATGGCAGAAATAATATCCCTAACAGAACTGATTGAATCTCGGCTCAAGAAACAGCAAGAGATAGAATATTATCAACAGACATTAAAGAGATTGACACGGAAGATTGGTGAGTTGAATACGGAAGTTAGTATCACCACAATAATTATTGATATGATTGAGTCCGAAAGGGTCTTGACAATTGATGAAAAACAAGGTAAGATGTTACTATTGGATGATACAAGGAAAGAAGAATGAACGCTGTTATGGATACGATTGAAGAAATGAAATATGGTATTGGTAAATTCGAAGAGACTGAACTTGTCAAAGTGCCGGGGTATGATGACATAGAAGATGTCAGAGAATATGTAACAGGCCCAATTGGGAAAAGAGGTGAAAGATTAGAAAAATGGTTGTTGCCTAAAAGAGATGGAGTATATGTGATTGCATATACTTTAAATAAAAATGGTTCGGTTGTTCGTATTTTTGGTAATAAGTATGTAGAAAACCGCCCAAAGGGTGATAATGTATCGGAATCTATTTACTTTAATAGCATTACTCTTAATGCGCCCTCTAAAGGAGTTTGGAACAAAAAACAATGAACATATTCTATCTAGACCGTGACCCTGTTATTGCAGCACAGATGAGTTGTGACCGCCATGTTATAAAGATGATATTGGAGAGCGCACAGATGCTCTCCACTGCCCATCGTGTCCTTGACGGGGATGAGTATGCTGATCGTAGGGGTCTGTATAAACTGGCTCATAAGAATCATCCAAGCACTATCTGGGTTCGTTCCAGTTTGGAAAATTACACATGGTTGTACGACCACATGGTTGCTCTTATGGTAGAGTACACTTATCGGTATGGCAAACACCATGCTACAGAACGGTTGCTTGCACCATTGTTTAAGTCTCCCAAGAATATGGATTTTGAAACATTCTTTAGTGACCCACCTCAGTGTATGCCCGAAGAGTGTAAGGGTGATGATGCAGTGCTTGCTTATCAAAAGTACTATATAGTAGAGAAGTCAGGTTTTGCAAAGTGGAAAAACAGAACCGTACCGGAGTGGTTTAATGCAAAGAGAGGGTTACTGGGATTACATGGGGCGACGAATGCGTGAGGACAAAATAATTACACCTCGCCCCGGCACACGACCCGAATTGACCAGTATCGAACGAGATTTATATCAACGAATAGAAGAACTAGAACGCTGGCGGATGACCTTCATCGTTCCCTTCGAACAGGGTGAATGCCCAGTAGAGAAAATTGACAGTAACCTTGATCAATTGGAGATGGAAATATAATGCCAACATATACATTTTATGATAGCAAGACAAAAAAAGAATGGGATGATATGATGCCTAATTCTGAACGTGAAGAGTATCTAAAGGATAATCCACATATCAGTCAAATCCCCGGTGGGTTTGCTTTTGTCGGTGATCATATCATGGGCATTGGACCAAAACAGGATAATGGTATGACAGAGAACCTTCAACGGATTGCTGAGGCACATCCCGGTACACCTCTTGCAGACCGTTATGGTGGTGAGACTACCAAACAACAGAAAACTCGAGCAGTATTGAAAAAGCATGGTGTTGTTTAGTATAAATAGTATTGATGCGGGCGAGAAATCAAACTTCAGCACTGCTGCACAGCGGCAACGGAAGCTGGGAAGTCACTCCGCCTATGCATCAGAGAGGGGGTTCCAGCTGGACTCCCTCTCCCCCAATTTTTAAGGATATATAATGGTAAACACTAAGAAGAAGAACAAAGAGATCAATCACATCAATTTAGTAGCAGTTAAACCCATCACTGATAATCAGAAGGTGGTGTTTGAGTCGTTCAGTAAGGATAAGAACCAATTCTTATTTGGTGCTGCGGGTACAGGTAAGACGTTTTGTGCATTGTTCCTTGCATTGCAAGCAGTCATGGATTTGAAGACCAAGTACGAGAAAGTAATTCTGGTTCGATCCCTTATTCCTACACGAGAGATTGGTTTCCTGCCGGGTGATGAGGAAGACAAGGCTGCACTCTATCAGGTGCCGTATCAGAACATGGTACAGTTTATGTTTGAGCAACCTAACGAACAGTCATTCAATAATCTATATGACCGCCTCAAGGGGCAGGGCACTCTCTACTTTCTATCAACCTCTTTTCTACGGGGGTTGACATTTGATAACGCAATCATCATAGTGGATGAGTGTCAGAACATGAACTTCCATGAGCTTGATACTATTGTCACTCGTGTTGGGCAGGACTCAAAGATTATGTTCTGTGGTGATTTTGATCAGTCTGATTTACAGAGGACAAACGAGAAAAATGGTTTACATGATTTTCTTCGAATATTGGAAGAGATGGAAGAATTTAACTGCACTGAATTTACTATCGGCGATATTGTACGCAGCGGGTTTGTTCGGTCTTATCTTATTAATAAGATTAAACTAGGAATAGGAATGGAATAATGGATTTACAAGTATTAAGAGAACAACTAGAAATTGATGAGGGTGTAAAATATGAAATCTATAATGATCATCTGGGTTATGCTACTTTCGGCGTTGGCCATCTTGTCCTTGAGTCTGACCCCGAATATGGTCAAGAAATCGGAACATCAGTCGATGAGTCTAGAGTCATTGAGGCCTTCGAATCGGATTGCGAAAACGTCATGCGAGACTGCGATATCCTTTATTCGGACTTCGAAGACTTGCCCGAAGAAGCTCAGCAAGTGATTGCCAATATGATGTTCAACATGGGACGCCCTCGCTTGAGTAAGTTTAAAGGTATGAAACGTGGTGTAGATGCTCGTGATTGGAATGTGGCCGCAGATGAGATGGTAGATAGTGGTTGGTACAAACAGGTCACCAATCGTGCAGACAGACTAGTTGAGAGGATTCGTGCGTTAGCATAATTTATAAATATATGACAAACGGAGATTAAATATGGCAACTTTCACAGTCACAAAAGTCACAACAAGACCTAACACTTCAACACAATGGCCACACGAAGTTCATGGTAGGTCTGGTTATGATGATATATCAGAAAAAGTTTCCATAACTGTCAGTTATAGTGCCGATGAGTTAATTCAAACATTTGCAATTGTTTGGGCATCCAAAGAAGATTTCATCACCCATCGTCGGGGCATGGATAGCCGTGATGGTAAACTAAACACAAAACAGGATGAATTTAATACTTACATGGCAGCAAACAATATAACTGGTAGAGTTACAGATCAAGATGATAAAGTTAGGGTCTTTAATGCTTCAAATAAAACTTGGGAATTATAGGAATAGAAATTAAATAATGTTTAATCATGTAGGGGTGGAGTTGCAACCTATAACGGCAACTAACCATGACGGTATACGACTATACGAGACACCAGAGGGTAATAGGTATCCATCAATCACAACGGTTCTATCAGTCCGTAACAAGAAGGGACTGATGGAGTGGCGTAAAAGGGTAGGTAATGAAGTTGCTAATCATATAGCAAGGACTGCTGCTAATCGTGGCACTAAGGTTCATCAGATGTGTGAAGATTATCTCAACAACATGGAGTTCAATTTTCCTGATGAGTGGGCGAAACACAAAAGCAATTTCTTGCCCTACTGCCTTTTTAGTCAATTAAAGTCTGTTATATGCAATATAGATAACATTTATGCTCAAGAAGCAGGACTCTATAGTGATAAATATAAGGTAGCGGGAAGGGTTGATTGTATTGCAGAGTACAATGGTGTACCATCGATTATCGACTTCAAGACATCAACTAAAGAGCGTAAAGATGAGTATAATGAAAGTTATTACATTCAGGGTTCTGCATATGCAGAAATGTTCGGGGAACGAACAGGGATAGAAATCTCTCAAGTAGTTATTTTAGTAGTAACAGCTGATGGAACTGTCCAAGAATTTGTTAAAGAAAAGTATGATTATTTAGATGCTCTTGTAGAAACCGTTGCAGAATGGAGTAAACAGAATGAAACATCTAATAGCAATACTGGCGGTGTTTCTGCTGCTGGGTAGTCAAACCTCAGCGCAAGAAACAATTCCAGCACCAGAATATTTAGAAACCCTGCCGGAATTTACTTTGTTAAATAAACCCGTAGTATGTGGGCCCACGAAAGCAATTCTTGACAAAATTGCAGAGTTTAATGAAACCCCGGCCGCTGCATGGATTGATGCAGAACGAGGTGATACTGTTATGTTCTATATAAACGAGAACACGGGCACAACTACCATAGTAGAACAGTCGGGTGAAATAATGTGTATTATCAGTCAGGGAATGGGTGGAGTTGTAGTTGCGCCTCCAAAAAAATTAAAGGGTTGCCAATAAAGTACTTGACATTCTAGTCTGGGTGTGGTATTGTAAGATATCATTTGATGAGGAGATTAATATGGTAATAGAAATATCGGGAGATTCAGATGAAGAACCCCTTAGTAAAAAAAATATCAGTGTTAATGTTTAAGCTATACCTTATATGGAGTGTATGTGCTGATATTCTATTGATTTCTGGTATTATTGCTTTACTTCTTGGTTATGGTAAAATTTCTTTTTAAAAAGTACTTGACATTTTAGTCTGAATATGGTATAAATAAGATACAATTTGATGATACGAATTGATAGCTGAACTGGACGGGGCTTCGATGCCCCCACCTCCACCAAGTTAGAACCCTTGACTTCCACCTTTTTATAAATAGGTGTGAAAAGGGGGATAAGAAAGGATATGAAAACACAAACTATTGAATGTTCTGCTTGTAATATTAGTTTTGATAAAGAATTGAAGGAAATTACAAGACAGAAAAAAAGGGGTAGAACCAACTTTTATTGTTCGCTTTCTTGTGCTGGAAAACCATCAAGATATAATCCTTGGGTTTCTAGCAAAGAGAACAAAGAAAATATCTCAAAATATTCTAATAATCGGGTTGATGAATATACTGATTTTAGGGAATATATGAGAAGGGCAAATAAAAGGGATAAGGTTGTTGATTTGGATTTACCTTACCTAAAAGAGTTATGGGAACTACAAGACGGAAAGTGTGCTTACACCAAAGTCAAATTGGAACATCCAACAGCTATGCAATCTACTGAACGATATAATTATATGTCTTCGCTTGATAGGATAGACAACTCAAAGGGTTATATCAAAGGAAATGTTCAATATGTTAGTGTTTCTGTAAATTGGTTGAAGAACAGAATGGATGACAACCACCTAGCAGAGTTTTTTGAAATAGTTTCGGGGGTGACATGGGATCGACAGGCAGGGACGGATGAGTGGAGAATTGTGGATTGATCGCCTTATAGGTCAAAAACTATAGATGCAAACGATAACGTATCTTATGA